GATGAATTCCGGAGACGCTTTGCTTCAAACACTGTCAGCCACAAGTCCGCTCTATCCGCAGATCATGTCTGATATTTATTCGTATAGCCCAGCTGGCGTTCGAGACGCGATGATATCCAGATTCACTATGACCCGAACCATAACGGGCCTGACAGGAAACCCGAACTTCATCAGCAACATCACTGCTGGTAATATCACACTGGTGCGAAACGTGTTAAAACGTTACGAACTTGCCCACAGGATTCCTACTCACCATAGGTGTGTCAAGTCAGCTTTCGAGTGTTGCACCATTCTTCGATCATTCTGGGGTCCTACGGTAAAGCATGAGAATATCGGAGTCTACTGTCCGCTCGATTACGGCATGACGACGCAACTCTCGAAATTTCCGACTATCAGCGCTTCGACGCGTTCCAATCTATGTGACTTGGTCTCGACTTCCGGAAGCTACCCGCCAAACTTCGGTACTCAGACAAAACAAAAGGTTAGTGATCATGGTTACAAGATTACATCTACTTCCAGCACATTCTCAGATATTAAGTCTCTAGTGTTAACGTCATCAGAACTCCATGCTGATCATAACCTTGAGAAAATCATCGATGAAATTATCGGAAGCAGATCGCCGTGGTCGCTGAAATCGCTCGCTGCACTTCTTCCTACGTCATATGGAGGTGTTGCCGCACATCGGCACAATGAAATTACTACACGCCTTTTCTCAGTCCTCGGGTCACGTACTGTACCTACGCACATTACGTTCTGTACGGATAACGCAGGGTCATTGTCCGGCGGCGAGGCTGATTATCCTCTAGTTTTCCAAGAGTATTTCTTACTAATGACAAGCGTGTATCAAGCTCTCTCTTTGTCAGGAACTAAAGCTCCTCGAGACTTTGGAATTCATATTCCGTCACCGCTCATCCCTCTTCCTGATGATCGCGTGCAAGCCCCTCCGTCGAACGTAATGTGGCCTCGATACACTGGAAACAAGCTCTGCTACACGGATGTCATTCAATTTCGAGAAATTCCTGCTGTTCCTTCTCCTACAATTGCTCATCATATTTCTCTGAGCGACATTTCAAACAGATCACTCATTTTCAACTGTTGGCTCAGTAGATCAGACTTGCGTAATCTTCGTCTCATGAAACCGTCGTCTATTGTCTTGCCAACAGAACTACTGGATCTGAAAGAGTTTAACCATTGTCCTTACAAAGATATCATAGCCGGAACAGCATGGTATATTGCAGTCATGTCCATTTACGACTGCGCGCGTGCTGGAGCTAAGGACTCACATTTGTTTCTCGGCGATGCAATTCGATCCAACTCTTATC